TCTTCCGATCTGCATCCAGATCCAGACGACCTGGGTCTCGTGGAGGATGGGCTGGAGCTTGTTTCGGAGGAAGGTGCTGACCTCGCCTTGGTCGCTCAAGTCCCCACCGAAGTAGGAGAAGAGTGGGTCTGCGACGATGACATCGAGTTTGGATCGGTGGATGAAGCGTCTGGCGTAGGCGAGGAAGGAGTCGCCGGTGCGAACGGATTCGGTCCTGAACTCAAGCTGGGCCTGTAACCGCTTCATCTCATCGCCTGTCGTTTCCAGCCCTCTGGCGACCCCTTGGAACGCTTCTGCCAGGTCTCCCTTGTCGTTCTCTGCTTGGATGACCCCGATCTTGAGTGGGCGGACCGGGGTGATGCCGAAGAAGTCGAGGCCGAGGGCCCAGCGGATGATGATCTGCATCATGAGGGATGACTTACCGATGCCGGTGCCTCCGCTGATGATCATGGAGGATCCTCTGGTGAGCCAGCGGTTGCCGATGAGGTTGTCTGGATCGTTGGCTGGGTCGAAGTGGATGAGGTCTCGGACTGAGACGATGGTGGCTTGGTCTTCCTCGCTTTCGCGGTTGGTGAGCCAATCCTCCCATGAGTCGGCGCCCAGGTTGGTGGCCAACAGTTTCTGTTGGGATTCGCCGCGCCATGCGCCGGGTAGGCGTGAGAAGCGGGATGGGTTTTTGTTCTTTGGATCGACGCCGGGGATGGCCTTGTAGATTTCGTCGCGGCGGGCGTCCCATTCCTTGCGGGAGGATGCGTCTACGCGGACCCATGCGTGGATGCTTTTGCCGCCGGAATCGATGAGGACGCTGATGGGTAGGCCGGAGGATCGGAGGCGTTGTTCCTGTTCGGGCTTGGGGAGTTCATCGAACTCTACGAGGACGTGGCGATAGGCGGCTACGTCGTTGTCGCTGCCGCTGTAGAGGTTTGGTTTGAATGGATTGATGCGGACGAAGACGCCATCGAGTCTGTCCTTTCGGAGGAGGATGGAATCTGGGTGATCGAAGCGTTTGATCCATTCCTCGACTGGCAGGAAGGATCCTGAGGTGATTGGCCTACCGTCCTCGACTTGTTCGCAGATGGAGACGGTCTCGCCTTGGGCGAAGGCTGCGGTGAGGAAGCGTTTGAACTCCGAGTCTGTTTCCAAGGGTTTGGCAGGCTTGAACACGACTCGTGAGAGGTCTGTGTGTTGAGTGCTGCCTGATGCATGGAGGAGGTGGCCGGCTGGTTTGTCGTGGGGTTTTGAGGCTGCGTCGCGGACTTTGTGGATGAGGTCGCGGTCGCTCCATGGTGGTTGGCAGGAGCGGTTCCAGTCCGAGAGGAGGCTGAGGGCGTCGGTCTCAGAAAGGCCGAAGCCGTGGACGAGGCCCACGGCAGCGGTGTAGGTGGTTGAATGGCCGTTCTGGCCTGAGATGGCTGGTGGTACTTTGTTCAGCCAGAGGGCTGCTCTTTCGAATGGGGTTGGCATGGTTGGAACTTGGTTAGGAACTCGGAGGATAGGCGGGCGTAGGTGACGCCTCCGCGCTGGTAGATGACGATGGGCGACTTCATCTCACCTAGTCGGAACTGTGCGTGGCCTACAAGATGGACGATGACGGAGGGGTTGGATCGATTGACGTAGGTTTGTGGGTGTTGGGTGGTGGGAGGTTCCATCGTTTCGGTTCTACTGGTTCGGGGTACGAGATCCAACCGCGTTTCACGGCGTCGGCGATGATTTTGGAGGATTGCTCGATGAGGATCCGGTTTTCCTCGGTGATGATGGTGCGTTCGTGGTCTGTGATGGGGCCGGGTTTGGATGCATCACGAAGGCGGCAGGCGTACCATGGTTGGAGGTGGCGTGGTGTCTTCATGGTTTGGAGCTGATTTCTGACAGGACACAGTTGCAGTAGGATCCGTTGTAGGCGTTGCATCGTGGGTGATGCACTGGGTTGGCGAGGATGTGTTCGGATAGGCGGGCTGTGAGCGAGACCAGGTGAACGAGACGCTGGGAAGCCTCGGCGCAGACGGCGTTGGGGGCTCCATCGGGTGAATCGATTTCTGATGAGAGGATGTTGAGTGCGTTCACGAGGTCATGGGTGGATGATTGCATGGTATCGTTTTGGGAAGGTGAGGTTGCTGGGTGGCTGGACACTGGCCCACTCGCAAAGGTCGAAGTAGGAGCGGATGCCGAAGTTCTTGGCCATGTTGGGGAAGATTTTCTGGAGGATGATGGCGTCGATGACCTCCTGTTTGGTGGTGAGGTTGAGTGATTGGACGATCCTGATGTTTCTGGTGCTGAGTCCGAAGGTCCATTTGGACCTTTCGTTTTCCATGTGGATGTTTGAGTGGAGGATCTGGTGGATGCGTTGTCGTGAGACTCCGAGTTGTTGGCCGATGGCGTTCATGCTGAGTCCTTTGGCTCGGAGTTCTGAGGCGATCTTGATGGAGTCGTTGAGTTTCATTGGAGCGGAGTGATGACGGCGCGGTAGCGTTTGCTGGCTTTGTGGCATTGGACGCAGAGGCCGGATTCCTTTTGGCATCCACAGCCTAAGCAGTTGGCCAATTCGTGACAGAGTTCCTTCCATTGGTTATTTGGTTCGGTGTTTGTTTTTGACTGACCAGACGTAGTAGACGGAGACGTCGTGTTTCTTTGCGAGTTCGCGGGTGGTCCTGCCTGATTTGTCATTGAGGATTGCCTTTGTGATTGCCGGGTCGATCTTGCGACCGGGGTAGATGTGTGGTTTGGGTTTCGGTGGGTCTGGCATCACTTGAGTGCCCAGCATTTTGGCGATCTGGTCCTTGGTGAGCCCGATGGATTTGAGAGTGGAGTTCACGTTCGAGTTGTCGGCAAAAGTCTGGCCAGAGGGCTATTCTATCTTTGAGCCATGACTCGACGTAGGCGTCGGTTCTTGGAGTTGGAAGTAGAAGTTCTTTTGCCATGAGGAGTTGAGTTCGTTGTAGGTGTTGTTCTTGATCTTCCAGGTGCGTGGGTTGCGTTTGGCTCCTGTGTGGACGCAGACGATTGTGACGTCGATGTCCTTGATGGGAGTGTTTCTGTGTGGGTGATCGAGTGGCAGCTCGTGGAGTTTCACTTCGTTATCTCCTTGATCTGTTTGTTCAGTTCTTTGGGTGAATTGTTCAGCAGGCATTCGATCCATCGGAATGAGTCGAGCGTTGCGAGGTGTTCCCAGTTTGGGCTGTTCTCGTAGACCTTCGCTTCAGGAAATCCAATTACTCGGATGCCATCGGTCTTGCTTCGGTAGACGAACGCTACTCGGTTGAACTGCTCGTCGCTCATGGGTGGCAGTTTCTCGCGGCTCACAGCTCCTCCTCTTCTTTCCATTCCGCTAACCAGTTCGGTCTGGTTGTCTTCAGCCCCAGCTTGATTAGACTCTGGATTCGTTCGTTGCGCTTTCCTATCGTGTTCCGAAGGTATTCGTTCACAACCTTCAGTTCTTGGACTTCCTGTTCCAACTTGGCGAGCTGGGAATGCATGGTGTGTTTTTCGTTCACGGTTTGTCCTCCTTGGCTTTGTTCCACTTGTTGACCGCATCACCGAACCCTCCGAAATATCCGGCTGCTTTGAGTGCGTCTCCGGCCTCCTCCAGACGCTTGATGCGGTCTTGATACTGTCGCACATCACCGATGCCGGACGGCAGCTTGACCGTGCCACGAAGCCAGTTTGCCCAAAGTGCTTCCGGGTCGTTGACCACGGCCTCCAGCTCCTTGATGCGCTGCCTCAGTTCGCCTTCGCGGAGTTCACAGTTCGCTTCGCGGAGACGTTCAATCTCGTCGAGCAAATGCTCGGTGCATTCGTGTTCGCTCACGGCTTGGCCTCCTTGGATTTGAGTGCAGATCGAGCCATATCAAAAGCCTCACGCAACGCCTCACGATTCGATACGATTGGAGTCAAACCGATTACACAAGTGAGCGTGTCCAAAGCCTCCTCAAGCCGATTGATGCGCTGCTTTAGCTGCTTGTTCTCGCGACGCAGCCTGTCGCGCTCTACGACCAGCATTAGAGCACTCACGGCTTGGCCTCCTTGTGCGGGACCAGTTTGTAGTCCCAGTCCTCAATGTAACCCGACTCCCTGTCGCGGAACTCGTTGATCCAGATCATCTGGTACACTCCGTCATCCACTTCATCGAGGTTGACGATTCGCTGCATTACTGAGTCGGCACCAACACAAGACGCATCCTCTTCGATGGAGAAGACACAGTTCCTGTCGCTCTTTCGCTTGAGGAACTCGATGCGCTTGGTCATGGCGAGCCCACGATTGGTCGTGTAGTAGGTGGTGCTGACCTTGACCACAACGCCCTTGTAGAGGGCTCTGGAGTCGGGATTGAGCACCGCGTCGAGGTTGAGTGAACTCACGGCTTGTCCTCCTTGGCTTCATACCATTGAACTGCATATTTCATAAACACTCCTCCATCAATCAATTCAGCCATTTTCTCCCCCGCCTCCTCCAGCCGCTTGATGCGGTCGTTCGCTGCGTTCAGTTCGTCACGCGCTTGAATAAGCGTGTCTCGAACAGCTTCATGTTGCTGCACGTTTAGAATCTCGGGGTTGAACAAGCCGCCAACGCCCAGGTATTCATTGATTCGCGCAACCGAATCCATCCTCGGTGTATCGCTGACCATTTTGTTGGCGTTACCAAGATGGTTGCTCATTTGACCTCCCTCGCTTTGAGCATCGCGTCGGCTTGTAGATAACAGAACTTAGCGTATTCTGATTCACTCCACCTCGCATTGACTTCTGGATTTGCATGGAGTCCAATCAACGCCGCCGCTGCGAAGTAGTCGCGGAGACTGATCTGCGGAATCTCTGCTGTCGGGCAATACGGCATCGGTTGGTACGGGAACGATTTCGCAACCGGCGAGTTCGGTCCTTGAATTGGATCTGGATAAACGTGGCTCACTTGGTTCCTTTCTGTTTCTTGTTCCTTCTCCACACCGAGGTGTCGTTCTTGAATCTGTAATTCCTAGCTGCCTTGAATGCTTGGCCGACATCGTTCTTGGTCATGTGATAGGCTCCGTCTCCATCTGCGATGATCCGGTTGGGTGCGCTAGTCCTGCTCATCGGCCACCTCCGATTGCGTAGTGGAGGATCAGGAGCGCATCGCAGTTTCCCAAGGTGACATCCAGATGGGGGTAGAGTTCCTGGGCCTTGGACTTGAGCTTGCGCTTCCACTCAGGGCCTGTGGCGCATGCCTTCCTGCCTCCGAGGCCGAGGGGTTCCTGCCAGACTCGTGGCTCGACGCGATGGAGTGCGTAGCCTTGTGAGTAGGCCAGTCCTTGGATGATGCCGTAGTTCTCATGGAGTGTGGCGACGGCTGCGGCGGGTGTGAGTTTGGACACGAACTTGGGCACCTTCTCGATCCACAGGTGGGAGTCAGCCACCTTGAATCCTGTGAGCAGTTGGTGCATGTCGGGAACGGACTCTGGCATGGGGAACAGGAGGATGCCGTCTGTTGCCTTGATGGCGAATCCACCGTTCACGCCTGGGTCACAGGCTACGATTGTTTGTTTCATTGGTTGGTTTGTTCTGCGATCTGATGGTGAGTTTGTGGCCTACGAAGACTCCGAGAAGGGTAAAGACTGGAAGGATCGCGGCCATGGAGATGATGGTGAGCGCGGTGTTCATTGGATCGAGCATCCGAGCTGTTGATAGCACTTGATCCGTTTCTTCGCGTGGGCATGGGCGAGCGGATGGAAGTTGTCCTTGAAGTCGTGGATGAACGCCTCGTCCTTTCCGTCGCACCTACGAAGAGCCCTGCTGGCCCGCTGGATCGTTTTCTGTGCGCTCCTGCCACCGGAGACCATCACGAGGGTGCGGACGTTCGGCAGGTCGAGTCCTTCGTCGGCCAGCGAGGTGGCGATCATGGCCTTGATGTTCCCGGCCTTGAACTCCTCCATGGCCTCACGCCTCGCCTTCTTTGGCATCTTGGAATGGACGAGGATTGAGCCGTCGATCTGCTTCGCGTATTCCTCACCGAGGGTCACCCTGGGGACGAGTACGAGGGTTTGAGGCTCGCACTTTGCGAACATGATCGCGGCAGCATTCCGGTACCTGTTCTGGCAGATGCCGATGTCGGTGATGGCTTCCCAAGCGCACATGGCGCGGAGTTCCTCGTGCCGAATCCGCATGTAGCGTTTGCGATCCGTGAAGAGCTTCTCGATCTGGTCATCGATCTTTCTCTGGATGAAGAAATCTGTGGCCGAGGACAGGTAGACGGTTGCGTGGGCCAGAACATTGACCAGCTCCTCGCGCTTGATCTCGTGCGCGCTGTTCCGAAACAACGTGAGGAGGATCTCGTTACGCTCGGGATCGTCGCACCAAGGAGTTGCATCGAAGCCGTAGCGTCGTCCGTTGCATGACTCGATGATCCTGCGCCACGACTCTGCTGGCGCATGCTTTGCCTCATCCACGATGAGGACTTTCTTGGATGAGAAATCGACCGACTCGTGGGGGCACCGGACTTCGACGATTGAAGGATCGACTCCAACGGCCTTGAGTGATTTGACCGCCTGCTGGCATGTCTCGCGGGTCGGGGCGAGCCAGCCGAAGGTCATGCCGTGGAACTTCTCGGAGAAGTGTTTGACGATGGATGATGCGATGAGGGTCTTTCCGCATCCTGCTGGAGCGATGATGAGTCCATCCCCTTGAATGGCCCACTCGACTGCTCGTTGCTGATAGGGTCGAAGCAGAAACGCTTGCTCCGATGGAAAACCGGTGGGATCTTTGGTCTGCATAGGTTAGGTTTGTTAGGATCTCATCACCCCCGGAGGCTGGAACCTCCGGGGGCTTTTGTTTGAGGGCTTAGAACGCCTCGTCAGCCGGGGTCTTATTGAGACGCTTCACCCGGAGCGTGGTCTTATCGTTTCCGTCCTTGTCCTTGTAGGACTCCTCTTCGAGGACGATGTTGAGGTTGAGGCCGATGAAGCCTTGGAGGAACCCGAGGAATGCGCCGGGCAGGGAGAAGTCGAACTCCTTGCCATCATCGATGGCGGCTTCGGTGGCGGAGATGAGGCTTTGGACGCGCCACATCAAGGTCTCCTTGAGGGTGAAGCGGTCGCTGACCTGCTCGCCTCCGGAGCCCTTGTAGCGGACGGTGACGACCTGGTTGCCGTACTTGTCGAGGCCATCGTCCTTGGCGGAGGCGACGATGACGGTGTACTCGCCGGGGCCGGCGAAGTAGCGGACTTCAGCTTGGGAACGATCTACGGTGAACTTCATGTGTGTGTGGTTGGTTTAGAGGATCTCAGTGTTGGACTTCATTGCCCACGAGGGCAACGAAAGGGTTTGGACGGTGGAAGAATAGCAGGGCCACGAGTTGAGGGCCTGACATTCCCTGAATGTTGAAAGCTGTGCATCGATGATCTCGTTGCCGAGGTCGATGGCCTGCTGATCGAGTTCGTAGCAGCAGACACCGAACGGTGCCTCCTTCTCGACTGCGATGAAGACGAATCGCTTGATACCGGTGATGCGCTGGTACCAAGCCGCTTGGACGTGGTACCGGAACTGTGCGACGGACTTGGCGAATGCTGCCGGCGAAGCGTCCTGGGTGGTTTTGAGGTCGATGATGTAATCGTCTGCGATCCCATCGAGTCGGGCTTTGACTTCGACCCCGTTCCAGTTGTCGAACCACGAGGTCTCGGGCTCGATGTCGTTGATGAGTGAAGCGGCTGAAGGATGGGCGTGGACGGCGGACGCGAGGTAGTTGATGGCGTCCCACGTCTCGGCTCCGAGCGGGGTGTGCCCTGCGTCGAGGATAGTCTGCCAGATGGCTTTGCCCTCCTTGGTGCGCTTGTCCACGTTGAACGGCTTGTACTTCTGGATGAAGAGTTCCGGCTCAAGCACGGCCATGTGGGCAGCGGTGCCAAACTCCATGGCTGGAGTGGTCTCGATGGAGGCGGAGCCGTCCTGCCACGCCTTGAAGTGGGCGGGCGACTTGCGAAGCTGATCGAGTCCTGACTTGGAGAGCGAGCGGCTGGCGTGGTAATCCGCTGCCGCCATGAGTTTGATCTGGAGTGCGCTCACGATTGCACCTCTGTGGCGACGGTGGGCTCAGCGAGCTTGGAGAGGATGAGGTCCGGCTTGCGGAGGTAACGGGCTGCGGTCACCTCGTCGAGGTCGCGGAAGGTCTGACCTTCCTTGAGTCGGCCAGCGGTGATCAGGAGGGAGTTCACCTCGGCCTCGCGGGACTCGAAGAGGGCTTCGAGTTTCTCGATGTGTTCGAAGGATTTGGTCGGGGTGACGGCAACCTCGGATGGAGCGGGAGCGAAGTCCTCGTTCTCTTCCGGGGTGTAGACACCGGCGACGACCTCCGGGGCGAGCATGCGGATGGCTTTGGAGATGCAGCGGGCGCGGAGCATGGCGGACGGATCCTTGGCCCACCCGGAGCCCGGCTTGGCCGGGAGGAGACCCGCGAGCTTGGCGTCCTCTGCGCTGAATCCGATCTCGCAGGAGTTTCCGTCATAGGTCCAGAGGGCGACGGCTGCGCGGGAGTCGAACTGCTTCCAGAGGACTTTGCCACCGCGAGCGCGGTAGCCGGCGAGCATGGCGTCTGAGCGCATGGAGAGGGAGCCGTTGATGATGTGGTACTCCCGCTTGAAGTCGAACGGGGTCTTCTTCTCGGCGGCGCATTGCCACGCGATGAGTTTGCCCTGTTCGACCTTGGTACAGCCCAGCATTCCGCTGGCGGCGATCCACTCGCCCATCTTCTCGATGGCGGTGATTGGATCCGAGATTTTCTCGTACATCTCGGACTTTGGGGGTTGCGTTGTGGTTAGGTTCATTTGGTTTGTTTATGCTCCCGAAGGAGGGATTCGATGACGTCGGAGCGGACTCGGATGGTGCGCTGCGTAGCCTTCATGGCGGGCAGCCGACCGGTACGGATCCACCGCCGGACAGTCTCGGGATGAACCCCGAGTGCCTGGGAGATTTCCTTGGTCGAGAGGAGTTTTACGCTCACGAGACGACAGTAGTCTCGTGTTGCATCCTGACGCAAGCAGGAAAGTGAAGAAATTATTCGCCCTGGAATCCTCGGCGACCGGCTTGAGGCGTCAGAGACTGCCCAGATTGGCGCAATTCCTGAAGGAAACGGTACTTTCCGATCTCCAGACCCTTGTCGTAGGCGCGTTTCATCAGGTTGATGCGAACATCGTCTCCGCGCTGCTGGAATTGGCCGCTTAGATAGGCTCTCTCGGCCAGTTTGCGCCGGTAGAAGCCGACCAGTTGGGTGTAGCGGTCGTACTGATCGGGCGTCATGCGGTCGAAGGTGACGCCTTTGTAGGTGATCTTGGGATTGATGGCCGACGGGATGACTTGGTTGTCGGCGGTGCGACGCCAGATGGTGTAGAGCGTGGCGTTGAGCGGGTCCGCATCGATCTGGCGGCTCTTGGCTGCGCTGAAAAAGTTGTAGAACCACGGGTTCTCGCTCTTCGGCGTCTGTTCGACGGGTTCTCCCCAGAGGTCGCGTCGCACCGGCATGGCGTTCGGATCCTTGGTGCCGGGGATTTGCAGGCCAATGGCTGCGAACCGTTGGTTGAGTTCGTTTGCCGTATCCTTGATGAACCCTTCGCCGCCGATTGCCGGAAGGTTCTCGCGCTGGACCCGCCGAAGCGCACCGAGGATGGCTGGTGCGACCGGAGAAGCTGCCGTGACCGAAAGGCTCTTCACGAAGCGGTCGAGTGCTGATCCGGATTCCTGCGAGAGGAGCTTGATGAAGTCGCTGGTGCCTTTGAGGAACTGCTGCTCCATCACGAAGTTGACGCCAGACAGTGCGGCTCCTTTGCCTAGGGCGAGGAAGTCCGGGTCATCGGTGGGGCTGCGCTCTTGGAGCCGCTTGGATGTCCCGACGATCATGGCCAATGCCCCAGAGGTTCCGAGTGCGGACAGATCCTTGACCGTATCTCCCGGCTGGAAGCTCGGATCCTCGCCACGGACGAGGCGTCGGAGACCGCTGACATTGACCGTACCCGGAGGCATCACGCCACCTGCCTTGGCCAGCTCACGAGCCTTGTTGGTCTCGCCCGGAGTATCGAGGTTCGGAGTGATGACGCCCTTGTCATAGAGGTAAGCCCACGCGCCCATGACGATGCCACCGATGACGAGACGGGATGTGGCGATCTCGCGCTCTCGGACGGTCATGTCCTTCCAGTTGCGAAGGACACCGGCTGGCGTGAACGACAGGGCCTCAGCCGCGACGTTGATGGGCGTCTTCTGGAAGAGGGAGATGAGGCGATAAGGAACGTAGGCCACGGGACCGGCCTCCTGCTTGATGAAGCGGTTGATGCCGCTGACCATGCGGGTGGCGGTGTTGTCCTGCTGGAACACGGCCTTGGCGGCTTCGTACTCAATGAGACCGAGATCGTCTTCGGTGAATCCTTTGCGGCCTTTCTGAGCCTGCTCATCGGTGATCTTGAGCAGCTTGGGATCGCGCTTTGCCAACTCGATCTGCGACTTGGACAGACCGCGCTGACGTCCCACTTCGGTGATGATTCTGGCTCTCTCTGCGGCGCGGAACGGAACGTCGGTTGCCTGAGTGAGGCGAAGGAACACATCTGGGATCGCGCCTAGCGTGGCCTCGACGACGTTGCGAGCGATGGGTGCGCCCTGGTACTGACCGGACATGGCCTCGTAGAGGTTGCGCCATGCGCGGGTGAAGTTCAGCGGGTTGCCGATGTCGGTGCCGAGTTCGTATGGCATTGCGTCGGAACCCTTGAGCAGGATCTTTCCAGCCTGCGGCAACGACTTGGCGAAGTCGTTGAGTCGTCCGATGGTTCTGGAACGTAAGTTGTAGCTGGAGTTCTTGCCTCCGAACAAAGATGCGTCGATCCCCGCCGCTGTCAGGTCGGCAGCGTCTCGCAATGGAAGGTTGATGATGTTTCCGATCACGTTCCTGACGATTGAGATCGGAGCCATGACCGATCCCTGAACCATCGAGATGAACAGATCCGCTGCGCTGGAAGGATTGATCCGTGAGATCAACTCATTGATGGCGACATCGGATTCGTTTTTGAGCGCATCTGCCATGTCGAGCAGGCCAGAGTTGATCTTGATTGCGCGGTCGTCGTTTTTCTCAACGGCATCCTTCAGCCTGATTTCTGCGCGACGAACAGAATCAACATTCGTTCGATAACGATCCATTGCATCGCCCAGTTTGGTGGCCTGCTCTGGAGTCATCTTCCTTCCCTGCTTGTCCATCGACTTCGTGACGAGAGCGATGATTCCTTCGCGTGAAGCCGACTTGAGCAGTTTGAACTGGTTGATGAGTTGACCCCAAGTGGTGCCGCTTTCGGAAAGCGAAAGAGCGGTTTTTGTGGCCGCATCCATGTTTCCATCCCTGATCTGACGACCAAAGATTTCCAATCCTGAGATCGTTCTCGTGTTGGACTTTTCGTTTGTAAGATCAGCAACCAACTGGTCGTTGGTCATGGTTGAAGCTGTTTCAACCGCAGAGGCGACATTCTGTTGCCGATACGAAGACCTTGGAGATTTTGCGACCGCTTCACGGATGACAGGAGGGACTCCGGGTGCGGCAGCAACACGTTCCGAAAACGCACGAGCCTCCATCTTTGGTGGAACTTGAACCGGAGATGGTCGGCTGATCGTGCCGGTCAGTTGCTTCGAGAACTCTGCTTCATCGAACTTGTCCCTAAAGTTTTCCCGGGCATATCGGAGTCCAGCAGCAACGCCATCAGCGACGCTTCCGCCGGCCCTGATGACTGCTTGGGCCACCGACAACGCGCCGTTCCAAGCTGCCCCCATGAGTTGAGGGAACGGGTTGGCTCCGAGGCCTGGTTCGACCTGTGTACGAAGACCTTCAAGTTGTTGTGCGATCCCTTCTGCTTTCTGGCGGAACTTTCCTTGGGTCTCTTCAACAGCCTTGTTCCAGACCTCGTTGAAGATGGTTTGCTCAGCGACAGGTAGGCCAGCTTCCTTGCGCCCGAAACCGATGGCTTCTTCCACCTTCTTTCGAGTGAGTCGGACGGGCTCGCCTTGAGCGGCACCGGATTCAAGGGTCTCCGCGACGGCCTCGGCAGCAAGACGCTTGTCGCGTTGAGCAAGAGCGCGAGTGAGCTTCTGCTCGACGGTTTCGAGGGGTGTGGATGTGCGAGCGGCGGCTTCCTGTTCAGCAGCAAGACGCTGTTCACGGGATCGAAGGCGTTCTGCGAGGATATCCTCAACAGACCTCAGAGGAGTTCCTTCTGGCGCAATAGGAACCTCTGCTTCACGAGGAGGAAGCATTCCTCCCTCGCGGGGGGAAGCGCGTTCCGCGAAAAACTCAGGAGCAACAAGTGGCCTGCTGATAGGCTCAGCGACAGGGGTTTCTGGAATCACCTCTCCACGCATCAGTTCTTCTGCGGTGAAATCCCTCCTACGGATTGCCTCTCGAACAGCGGCTGCGCGTTCTCGGAATGCTTGACGTTCGGCGGCACGTTGAGCTTGAACGGTTGCTGATGTACGCAACGGTGTTCCAGACCTTATTGCTTCACGCTCAAGTTCTGCTTGTTGTTCGGCAGCAATACGCTCGTCACGAGCGCGTATCTGTTCGGCAATAATTTCGTCAACCGTTCGTATGGGTGTTCCTTCTGGAACTGGAGCTGCCTCCGGCTCACGCATCGGAAGCATTCCTCCTTCACGAGGGGCAGCGCGTTGAGATTCCAGTTCTGGAACGATCAGTGGCCTACTGACGGGTTCTGGAACAAGAACTTCTGGAGTGACTTCTCCACGCATCAGTTCCTCGGCTGTGAACTCGCGTCTTCCAAGAGCTTTACGAATAGCGGCAGAACGCTCACGAAGTGCCTGACGCTCAGCAGCACGTTGAGCTTGGACTTCCTCTGCGGTTCTTAGGGGTGTGCCAGCTCGTGCGGCTTCACGCTCCAAAGCTGCTTGTTCCTGTGCGGCGATCCGCTCATCACGAGCGCGAAGGCGTTCCACGAGGATCTGCTCTTGGGTTCGAAGAGTTTCCGGTACCTCTGGCTCGACGACTTCTCGTGCCGGAAGTCGGCCACCTTCTGGTGCAACACGAGGGCCTTCTCCAATCGGTTCTTTGCGATAGATGAAAGGATCGTCTGGGTTCATCCCAGCGATCAGTTCTCGGAACTGAGTCCTGAGGTTCTCAACCGGAACGATGCGGTCCATCTGATCGATGAGTCCGCTGACCTTGTTGATCGCTTCCCCAACCGTTTGCTTCTGTGATGCGAGGTTCTCAAGTACATCGGCTTGAGTGACGCCTTTGCGACCACGCATGCCGATGGTTCGCGCTGCCTGCGCTCCAAGTCCTGCGGCAAAGAGTGTTCCGAGTGTGGCTTCAAACGAAGCGCGGAGCTTGTCCTCTGCCGTAGCATTCGGATCAGCGATGGTCTGCATCGCAATGCCAGCAGACTCAGCGGCTCCGCGAGTCATTTCTGGGGCAAGAGCAGCGGGAATGGCTTCACCGATCTGAGTGGTGGCGCGAGCGGTTTCTGCGGCTCTGCGAAGATCGGCAATCTGAGCAGCGCGGGCGGCAGATGGTGCGACGCCTTCTGCGAACTCGCCGGCGGTTGCGGCGAGGCTTGGGATGCGAGCAGCCTGACGAGCGGCCCCGGCAACGCCGAGGGTCATCAGGTTCATCGGGGAAAGAAGATCGGCGGCAAGTTGTCCCGCAACTTCTCCTGCTGGTTTTGTTACGGCCTCTGGAAGAGCGCGAACCCCGGGAGAAACAATTCTTGCGATATCGGCGGCTCTCGAACCAATGGAAGCTGCTCGTTCACGAGCCTCTGGAGATGCAGACAGGAGGGCCATGATGCCTTCCTTCTCGATGCGCGATGCGCTTTCGAGCATCCCCGGCTGCGGCTCTCTTCCTGCGATCTGCTGGATGGTTCTGCCTACCGTTGCGATGTCCTGAGGCATGGGGGTACCTGCTCGGAACGGAGCGGCAAGACGCATGAACGCAGGAGCCACATCCTTGGCCTGCTCCAGAAGACTTGGAGGAGCTTGGAGAACTGGGGCTTCTGGGTACTTCTGTCGGCCAGCAAAAGCGAAGGCCCGCTCGACATCCTGCTGTGTCGGGGGCCTGTCGCCTTCTAGCTCAAGAGTTACTCCGGTGGCGTCCTGAGTGACCTCGTAGATAGGCATAAAATTACATCTTTGGTCTCACCGTGTATCCCGGGATATCGGTCTTGCGCTTTTGATCTTCTGGTTTTGGAACTCCGGGTGCAGGAGCATTTCCAAAAGCAGCTCCCTGATTTGCTCCGAATGCAGATTGAAGTTGTTTGATGGCCTCCATCTGTTTTTCGATTGGAGTGCCAGCTTTGAATGAAATGCTCGGAACCATTTGTCCGGTCGTTTCATCGAAAGAAAATCTAGTGGTGAACAGAGATTCTTCCGTACCAGCATTCTCAATCATTTTTCCAATCTGCGGATACGTCTTTCGGATTTCTTGGATCTGCTCTGGGCTTCCACCGATGGTTCCGACTCCGGGGATATTGAACTGCATGTAACCAGACCTCTTTCGCTCAGCCTCCTTTTGCATCTCCTCCTTGGTTTTCTGCTGATTGTACATGAACCGAAGAGTGTCGATGTCAGGCTCTCCAAGTTGAACCTTTTGAGCAGCCAAGTATCCCGCCATTTCTGGGCGTTTTTCTTCAAGACTGGCTCTTGCGGTTTCCATTCCAAGTTGTTCCGCAGGCTCAAAAGGCCCCATGGTGTCGCGTCCAGCGTACACATTGGCTTGGCCGCGAGCTTCAGCAGTACGCGCCCTCGTAGCGGCCAACCTCTGAGCCTCTTCTACTTGAAGCTGCCTCTTGAGCATCTCGTCCTGCTGGGCTTTCATCCGCTCCATCATCCGCTCTTCCTGCAACGCAGCGAGGTTCTCCTCCAGCAGTGCGCGACGAGCCTGACGTTGCTGCCGGATCTGCTCGTTGGTGCCGGTGAACTCTCCGGCGATTCCGCCGGTCAGCATGGACAAGCCCTTGAGCAACGGGTTCACCCGCTGATTGGCCTGCTTCCTAAGTTCTTCTCTGATTTCTTCTGTGGTAGCCATTTACTTCATCCTTTCAAACATCCGTTGCTCATCGAGAAGCGACTGCTTGGCGTAGCGAGGTCCGAGGCTACGCATGGCTGCTTCGAGGATCAGCTCTGGATCGTAGTTGATGTCTCGGAATAGACCGGGCGCGAGTCTCTCGACTGCGCGGCGCATTGGAAGCTGGATGTCGACCGGCTTGAGCGCGGGGATCAGTCGTCCTGGTTGCCTGTTGATAGGCGTGGAAGGAGCCGGCTCGGTGAACTGGAAGTTGATCTCTGGAACCGGCTCGTACTTGATCGGATCAATGATGACGCGAGCGGGGACGTATTCGCTTACTTCCTTTGGCGTTTCTGTGCCTGGAGTGACTGGGGTGGTGGGAGTCTGAGTTCCAAGAATCTCCTCAATCTGTTTCGGGGTGAGCTGCTCGACTCTGATGTCAGGCGCACCTCCTCCGATTCCAGATACAGGAGCTGGAGTTATGGTTTCTTTGTCTTCCTTGCCAACCCCAATGACGTTGTACCGTTCTTCTGTTGCTGGATCGAGAGTGGTTCCAATGTTTGCGGCAACAATCGGTTTTGTCTGATAGTCCGCGAAAACAGGAGCAGAAGTTGTCTCAGGCTCAGGCTCAGGCTCAGGAGCCGGCGTTGGCTCAACCCTGACAGCCGCCGGCGCGGCGAAGGACATCGGATTGGCGAGCGAAGGCGTGGGTGCTGGTGCCTGCGGCTGAGGAAGCGTCGCCAAGCCAGCATTGAGCATTGGCGTCATGTCGATCCTCACCGGAGTGGGAGCGGCATAGGAAGCTCTCGGAGGAGCCGATGCCGGCGTGACAGCCTGCGGAGGCTGATAAGTGCCGAGGACTGGAGGAGCAGAGAAATCGAGGCGTGGAGGAGTTGGAGCGGCGTAGGCGATGCGCTCCAGATCGTTGATCACCGGCCCCTGATCCTGAGGAGGCTGCAACGTGGCCAACCCCGTGGACAGATCGATGGGGTATCGACCAAGCACTTCCGCGCTCGGGTCGAATGCAAGCTCAGATGGCTCTCCACCCTCGGGAAACAAGAAGATGCTCTTCAGCGTTTCTGCCATAGATCAACCCCCGTAGGGACTGTTGAATCCTCGATAAGCGGTTCCAAGGTTTGAAATTCCTCCGGTGATTCCTTGGAAGACGGCCAATGGAGAACTCGCAAGCGATGCTTGCAAAGCGTTTTGAGCATTTTGCAATGCGAAGTTTGATCCGATTTGCATGAGCTGACCCGGACCAGCTTGCTGCGTTCCTTGGATGAGTTGAGGAGTGGAAAACGGAGATGCGCCTTGTTGTAGGCCACCAAGCTGAGCGGCCTGCGAAACGATGGGCTGGAGACCGAGAGCAGACTGGATGTTGGCGATGTTCTGCTGCTGAGTTCCCTGACGCTGCTGTTGCGAAGCCATCTGGCCCGCGAAGGTCTGCTGCTGGGCGGTATTCCGTTGGCCAGTAGCGGTGAGGATGTTCTGGAAGGCTTCTTGCGCCTGGCGATTGGCGACGTCGCTGGTGGTCTGACCGGACTGGAGCAAGCTCATGGCCTGAGCCCGGCGTTGAATGTCGGCATTGGCGATGGCCTCGCTGACGGCGCGAGCCTCACGGAACGCCTGAGGATCGCTCAGGGCAGCTCCGGTGGCGGTTCCACGAGCGCGGACAGCCTGCTGAGCGGCTCGCAGGAGCGTGGGATCCACGGTTCCGGCCTGAGCCAGACCAGCGGAAATCTGACGCTCAAGATTGGAGCGCATCCTCTGAGCTTCTCCGACATCCTGAGGCTGAGGAATCCTCTCGGTTCCCACCTGCTCGTATCGAGGGGCTTCGATCTGATCCTCTGCGATAGGGCGTTGGCGAATGTCCTTGAGGAACGCCTCGTAGAGTCCGTACCTGGTGGGATCAAGAGCTTCAAGCTCTGCTCGGCGTTGCCGAGCGAATCCAACGCCATATTTGGTTGCCGCCTCAAGCTGAGCTGCGGCCTGCTCTGGAGCAAGAGCCGCCAACGCACGAGCTGTTTCTCGGGTAACATCAATGTCTGAGATGCCTTTGAAATCGGCCTTCCTAGTACCAATTTCTTTCCCTTCTTTGTCAAAGATAGGGTATTCAATATTTGCCCCTGTTCTGGAAGCCGCCTCGATCATCCGAATTATCGGAAAAGTCTGCGCCTGCGCCATAACCGCTTCTCGGTTAGCAGCACCAAGATCGGTTTTAGGTGCGCTAGGAAAACACATTTGAGGTTCACCCCATGGAATTACAGGGTATTCTTTTTCCCAGTCACGTTTAGCAAACAGCATTACGCTGTGAGCCAGAACACTAGCTATGTTGATTTCAATATTCATACCCCTCCTTCAAACAATTCGGTTTTCCAAAACAGCTTACAACCAAGTTTTTTCATGTATGTGCTGTAAGGGCTGCTTTCGTTGCATGCTATCAAGTATTTTGGAAAACCTTTTGTTTCCATGATTGAGTCGCACACCATTTTTAGATGAACACTGTCTCTTGCCGAAACCAGCTTACTGTGGTTCCAAGCTATTAGCATCGGTATGTTTGCAACAGATGCAGCACCAACAATTACGTTGTCCTTTTCAACCAAATGTGTCGGATAAAACAGCTCATGGTTGTCTTGCCTCGCGGATTCAATAACACGATTGTGTTCATCCGGTGTTCTTATCAATCTAACATTTGGAAACATGCTCATTGCTGCGGCCTGATGGAATCTACGAAACCCGAAAGGATCGTGGACTGCAAGCACATCCTGCCACCGGAGTTGGTGTTCACCTTGAACTGGATGGTGTTCCAGCGACCTTTGCTGATGAGGTTGTAGGCTTTGAGGAACTTCTGGCTGTTGGTAATGCTCAGGGCTGAATCGATTGCCGAGAAGCTGCCGCTCATGTTGGTGGCGTAGGAGACGCTCACCGGGACGTTCTGAGTGGTGTACGGGTTGTCGAACGCGAGCTGGATGCTGTAGCCGATCTTGTCCGGAATCGGCTCGTTGAGGTTGTACGCCTTGGTGATGACCGATGATTCGTAGGTGGCACCGCCGTCGAGGTATGCGGATGCCGGAACCGGATTGATTCGGGTATTTGGCAGGTAGTCGTTGAACGACCACACCTGCCCGGATGCGGCTGACACAGAAACGATGTCCCCGGCGAACATGAGGACCGGTCCGAGATCCGAGAAGGATGTCGGGATGAAATCGTTCACGATCCAGTTGTCCCAGTAACCGAGCCAAGAGCGGGCCAACGAGTGGTAGACGATGACGGCGTTGTTCTCGTTGAGTGCGCCTTCGAGTGCGATGTCCACGGAGTTCTCCGTGAGCAGCGAATACTCTGTTTCTGTTCCTAGGATGTACGAGTCCTCGGTGACGAATGGGACCGCGAGCAGGTAGCGGTTGTTCCAGAAAACGCCATCGCAGAGATCGAGCTTGGTCTTGTTGATCTTGCTGATGAGGTCGTTGATGGGCGATGAGAGCGCGAGGCCGACGCTTGTCTGGGTGCCTGCCTGGATCTGTGCGAGCGAGCGGATTCCGTCACGCGACAGGAAGAAGACATCGGGGCCGACTGCGGCGATGGATCGGTGGGATGAGCATCCGATGTTTCCGCTGACGAGTGTGACCTGCCAATCTGCCGGGTCTTGAGTTGGATCGGCATCGACGGTCCAGATGGATCGTTCCTTGAAGACGAGGAGCCTGCTTCCGAACCAAGAGTAGAGTCCACGGATTGGATCTCCGTCTCCCCCGATTCTGATGGATCCGAGTGGATCCCATGATTCTCCGTCTAGGATGTCGGAGAAGTAGAGCGTGTCGGGCGGCTTGGTTGTGTCTGCGCTTGCTGCCCAGATCCTGTTGGTATGTGAGACGAGGTAGATCGGCTTGGACGGAGGCGTGAGCGAGACATAGGCAACGGCGTGGGCTCCACCTCCTCCGGATATGTTCACGGTCGGAGCTGTGACGTATCCGCTTCCAGGGTCGATGATGTTGATGGCGACGAGATTACCGTCGTTTGCAACGATGGCTTCAGCCGTTGCGGTTGTCCCGCTTGGTGGGGCCGAGATGGTGACGCTTGGAACCGATGAAAGGTTGCTGCCTTGGTTGATGACATCGATCCTGCTGATCTTACCGGCTGTGATCGAGGTGTTGGTGTTGCTGCTGCTGACGTACTTCAGAGATCCGATTCCATCGGAATAGAACAGCTTGTCGTTGAGCTGCGCGAAGTAGACGTAGGTTGCAGATGAGCTGAGCGTCGAACCCGCGATCTGTGAGTAGACAGTTGTGGGAGATCCGTAGTAGAGGCTCTTGGTAGATGTGTCATTGACCGCAATGACCATTCGCTCCGATGCCGCTGTGTCGAAGTAGAATCCCGAGAAGACGGTGGCGTTGATGGGAAGGTTGGATCCGTAGCTGGACGTGATTGCTTCCCAGTTATCGATGATGTTCTCCCAGGTTCCGCTGACCGGATTTCCGGTGAGCGAAACGGTCCCGAGCCTGCTGACGACGTTCCCGAAGTCGTCATAGTCCATGTTGATGGCCGACTCCATGCTGGTGGCGGGGATGGCATCCGGTCGAGTGGCCGAAATGACGCCGGTGCTGAACCCGCTCGTTCCGTCGATGAGGAGCTGATCGTCAAGAGACTCTGATGCTTGGAATGGCATTACAGGATGTCTTGGAAGGTGTAATCGTAGAGGCTGTCAGGGATGATGCGGCTGATCTGCTGTTGTTGGCCGCGCTCCATGTCTTTCATGATGGATACCTGAGCGGCTCCTTCTTGGAACTTTGCCTGCGCCTTTGCGTACTGGCGCGAGTATTCGAGGAGATCGCCTTCGGTGTAGGCCAGCAGTGCGTTCTCGGCGCCGCGCAACTCGAAGTCGCTGTCGTTGGAGATGGCGGTTGCTTCACCAAACTGGCGCATCTGGGACTGCTTCTTCCCGAGGATGAAGAGTGTGCCGTCGGTGTTGGGTGTCGGGACGAGCTTGATGCGCGGGACGCCGGCCTCGCCGTAGGATGCGCCGATGATGCGGGTCCAGTTGACGAAGTTGCCCGGCGTGGACTTACGGGAATCGACGTTGTTCCAGGTGTTGGGATCGAGCTGGAAGAACGAGACCCATTCTGCGGCTGGGACTTCGATGCCATCGGTTTCTCCGTTGACCGTGAACCGTGCGGCGACTGGGAAGTCGAGGAACATGTTGTACCCCGACCCTGAGTTGTAGGTGGCGGTGACGGTCTGGTCGAGGGTGACGAGTTCGGTGCCGTTGGTGACCGAGGTGGAGATGACGCCGAGGGTATCGTTCCAGAGGCACGAGTCCCAGATCATCGAGTAGCGACGGATGCAGAACTTGTTGGCCAACGAGATGGTGGCCGAGTCCGTGAACGAGAGCTTGTCGCAAGCCGCTTGGGCTACTTCAGAAGGTTTCATGCGTACTCGATCAGTTCAAAGTGGACCTTGGCTTGGAATGTGGTTGATCCGTTGTTCCCGAAATACGAAGCCGCAGGATTTGCGGCAACCGTTACAAACTGCCCAAGATTTGAAGTGAAAAAAACGCGGAACGTATGGCTTGATAAAGAAGATGTGAAAACGGCTTGAGCATGAACCGTTGATTGGTACGCATTTCCGCAATAAGAAGATCCTACTCCAATGTAATTTGCTGCGGCATACGGGCTTTCAGCGATTCCAGCATAGCAATATGAATCATTTGCCGGTTGAAGAGGAATCGAAACCCTGATGATGCACTTGTTGCCGATTGTTTTCGGAGTCCATGTGTATTCCCACGCAGTTGTTGACCCGCTCACCTGCACGGCGGAACCTATGCCAGCAGTAACAAGTGTTGCCTGTCCAGAAGTGGATGTTTTTACGATATCCTCTGAGTATGCGAACTTGACCGACATCAAGGATCCGATTGTCGCAGTCTTTACCGCATTTGAAGCGGCTGAATCCCTGATGATTACGGTGTCGGCTTCAATGGGAGTTGTCTTCGACGACAGGTTGTTGATGGCAACTGTGCCTGCCGTAACTGTTAGGGAATCTCCGGATGCATTGCCAATGGTTGTGTTTCCATTGACTGCGAGGTCTCCGGAGAGGGTTGTGTTGCCGGCGACATCAAGAGTGCCGGCCACGTTGGTGTTTCCGCTGGCGGCGGCGACCGTGAGTTTTGCGGATCCAACCTCGAAGTTGCCGGCCGAATTGAGCGTTCCACCGACAACCGTGTTACCGCTTGCGGCAGCGACGGTGAATTGGGTGCTGTTGACCGCGAAGTCCCCGGTCACTCCGAGCGTGGTTCCAACCGCGGCAGCACCGCTGGTGGAGAGGCTGGAAAGGCTGGTGGCTCCGGTGACTCCAAGAGTGCCTGCGACCGATGTGTTCCCGCTGGAGGCGGCGACATTGAACTTGTTGGTATTGACCGCGAAGTCGCCGGTGGATGACAGGGTGCCTGGTACGGACAGATTGCCCGTGAGCGTGGTGTTCCCGGTGACGTTGAGGTTTCCGCCGATGGTCGCGTTGCCGCTGGTCGTGAGCGACGAAAGGTTGGTCGCTCCGGTGACCGCCAGGGTTCCGGTGCTGGCCACTCCTGCGGATGAAATCTGGAGCGCGGAATCGTTTCCGCCGCCATCGCTGATGGTTCGAAGAGACGCAGTAAGAACTGCGTTATCCGTGGTCTTGAGGAGCGCGGTGTAGGTCGATGCGACCGTGCTGCCTGTGAGTGGTGTTCCCATATTATGACCTCAATCTGTTCCTGTAAGTGGACCGAATCCTCCACTGGTCCCTGTAATTGCCAACGACATTCTTCGCATCTGCCACGATGGGTGTCGTCTGGCTGGCCGCGATGACTGCTGCGGCAAGATTTTCCGGGGACAAAGTCGTGTAAGGTGTGATGTCGCCGGCCAATACTCCGATGGCGGTTGTCGATCCGGTGTCCGTGAACAGCACGGAGGATGATCCCGACAAGTCGATGATTGCGCCGAGAGTATCTGGTCCGACAGTGAATGTTGCCGTCGTGGATCCCGTGGCGTTCAGAGCGCCTGGAAGCGTGGCCGGACCTACCGTGAAGGTGATGGTTGAGCTTCCGATTGCCGACGAGATGAGTTCCAGCAGGGATGGACCGACTGTGAACGTGATCGTCGAAGCGCCTGCTGCATCTCGTCCTCCTGCGAGGTTGAGCGGATTTACGGCGAAGCTGGCCCCGACGTAGGTGTACGCCGACATGGCTCCCGATTGATACGGGAGGTTCCATGAGCTTGGGGCTAGGTGACCGTATGGTATGCCAGCGAGTTCGGACGATATTCCCTCACCGACACTTTGATTCCTGAGGTCCGTGCGTCCCCACATGGAGCGCAGGGTGCCTGGATCGCCGCCGCGCTGGCGAAGCGGCAACTGGCACAGGATCGAAGTGTTCTGCTTGAGGGCCATGGATCATCCCCAACCGAACTCGATTCCGCCGTAGAAGTTGGTGCTGGCGCCGGTCGCTGCTCCTGCGAAGTAGAGCCAGACGAGGCAGGCTCCATCGATGACGCGAGGCAGGCTTGGAAGCTGGTTGAGGAGATCGCGTTCAGCGGCGACCGATGCGGTGGTCAGCGGCAGGGTGAGCAGCGGCCGAGCGAGGCAGAGGGCTCCGGTGCCTGTATTGGCTGCTGAGAATGTGACGCTTGCCACGGTGCTGACTCCGGTGTCACCGGAGGCGAGTGGCAGGAACGGTCCGTAGTTGTTGGCTGCAGTGCCGCTGTGGCTGATGTGGCCCACGATGGCTGAAGCCGTCATGGAAACGGTCACGGGAAGAGAGCGACCGGATGTCGGAGTGGTGTTCGAGTAGCTGAGGCTGATGTTCTGGGCGGTGGCACCGGCGGCAACCGTCTGCACCCAGAACAAGCGGCATCCCGCTCCGTTGGTGTAGCGGAGAGTGGGTGTACCCGTCAGGGTTTGGGCGACGGCTGAGTTGTTGCTGATGCCGGGCCAGTAGCCTTGGAGATCCACCAACATGAGCTGTGCTGGAACACCGGTGGCAACGCCTGTGACGGCTGACACGTTGAGGACGTGTTTGGTATCAGGGCTTACGTTTCCGCCGTGTTGAATGCCGAATATCTGGGTTCCGTTTCCGGTTGATTCATTGCACGAAGTCCAAGCGAGTGCGGTGCCGGCCCAAGCGTTGGCGATGGGAGTTCCAGCAAGTCCTGAGAAGTCGTACCACCGACCAGCGGTGTATGCAGAGCCACCGGTGATCTTGTTCCAATCAGAACGAAGGAATTTTCCGTTTGTCGTGATCTCGTTGACGAGATCGTCCATGGATGAGAAGCCCATTGTCAGTTCCAGGTGAATTGCACGAATCCGCGAAAAGGAGCGAATGTCGATGCGCTGTTGTTGAGTGCGATGAAGTTCAAATATGCGCCGGATTCGATCTTCACACAGTTTGCCTTCTCTTTGAAGAAGATGGTTTCCGCCTCTGTGTTCTGCTCGCGCACGAGGTGTGTTGCAAGCGGTTTGACCAGAACGATGTGGCAGAATCCGCCCATGCTTGATGAAGCGGTGACACTTTCGATGCTTCGGATTCCTTTGTCCCCGTTGGCTAGTGGGATGAATGGTGAAGCTGCGCCTGCGGCGGTTGCGGTGCTTGAGTTGTTGACGATGGCTCCGATGTTTCCGCTGAAGGTTATCCCGAAGCTGGTCGATCTTCCTGATGTTCCGTCGCTGTTGGTGTAATTGACTGTAATAGTTCCGCTGGATGTCATCGGGGTGGCGACGACGACCATGGCCTGCACACCTTCTCCGGAAGTGTATCGAGGAAGACTTGCTGAATTGACGAGGCTTTGGCTATCCACGTTGTCCATGTCCACCAGTGGGTAGAACATGAGGTAGTCGGCCAGAAGCAGGGTCAGCGGCACTGATGAGGTTAGTGTTCCTGCTGAGATTGCGAACAGGTGTTTGGTTTGTCCTGCCTCTGGTTCTGGGCCTGTGTAGATCCCTCGATTGCCTTGGCCTGACAGTGTGGTGGCTTCGTACTGGGTGCCAACGTATGGTTGGTACACTGGTATGCCTGCTCCTACAGAGGCGTCATGCCATTTTGCTGCGGTTCCGAATGGAACGCTTGTCTTGTAGAAGAAGGACTGCCAAGTCGCTGCTTCTGCCAGTTGAACTATTCCGTTGAAACCCATGAGTCTTGCTCTGGTTCTGGGTTTCTTGGGACTAGATCAGCTTGCGGAGAACTATCTGGGTGTTCCCCGCAAAAGTGGTATGAGGGGTTGTCATCGAGCGGCCACAACTGCCGCAAGCAATGGGGGCAGAAGTAGTCCACATGATCAATCCACGGTGACGGTGAGAGCGCCGGCGGCGAACTGCGGCTGGATGCCGTTGGAGACGGAGAGGGAAGAAGTGAGAGCGCCCTTGAATAGGAGGTTGCCAGATCCGGACCCGCTATCAGTGCCGATGCCGAAGTGGGTGAGGGTGTTGGAGCCGCCGGTGCATTGAGCGAACTGGACGAGGGCGGTGTTACTGATGGTTGATGTGGTGAGCGTCCAACCTGCGCCGGACCTGGCGACGCCGACTCTGGCGTATCCGGTGTATGTGGCCTCGTTGGTGTTCTGGTTTCCTGCCTCGCCGGGATCGGCGGTGTGGAGGCTGACGTAGAACGAGCCTGCGACTGTGGAACCCTGTAGGCCACCGGTGTTGCCGATGTGTCCCCAGTTCACGTTGAGGAAGATGAGATCGAGGAGATCCGCCTCGGCGGCGTTGGTCATTGACATAGCGTTGGAATCACTTGGTTTTCGGGAGAGCGTACCAACCGGCAGGGAGTGTCACGGTGGATGGCCCCACGAGTTTCTGATCTTTGTCGAATGCGTACACCTTGGCTTTTGTGGGCTTGGCCAGCATCACGGGATCACCGTTTGGGACCAGCACCACCTTCGTCTGCTGGCAGGCCGGGAAGATCGGCAACGCGAGCAGCCAGATCATCCTTGAGAGCCTTTGGGGCTTGGCCGTGCTGGACATCGGTGGGCGGGGTTTCTCGGAAGAAATCGAGGAATGCCTTGATGATCTGGTAGATCCAGCCGGCACTCATTCCTTCTTCGAGTTGCTCTTGATTGACCAGCCGACGCTGACCAGCGACAGGAGGGCGCCGACAATCTCGGTCACTTGCTCGGTGCTGGCAACACCCTTGGCGACAAGGAAGCCGCCGGCGGCGGTCAGGGCGTGGCGGATGAGGGAGGCAATGTTGGGGTTCATTTCAGTACGATTCGGACGAACATTTGGGCGAGGACGACGATAACAGCGAGGCCACCAAACAGCTTCCATTGGAACTGTTTGAGGCCTTCGACACAGGCTTTGATGCCGTGGATGTCGGAGACTAGACCGGAGTCCTTGTCGCCGATGGTGGTTTCAAGCCTCACGATTCTGACCTCCAGGTCGTGTGTATCGACGGGCGGCATGGTTCACTCGGGCTTGGGTGTCTGCTGTGAGTTGATGACTGCCGCTTCGATGATGTCGTAGAGCGGAAGGCCGACCCTTATGTTGGGGACGCCGCCGGCTTTCATTGCGATTTCGACGAGCTGGGCAAGCTGCTGGGCCTGTTGGATGGTGAGGTCGAGTTGAATCATGGCGCGGCAACCTTGGCGGAAGCAACGGCAGGAGGCAACCACGGCAGCGGCGGCGCGATGACCGGCGGGTTGATCTGGTTGTTGATCTGCTGCGTGACGTTGGCCTCGATGGCGGTCTTGTCCACGCCGTTGGCGAAGCACCAGTCGAGAACCTGCTGCTGGGTCAGGTCCTTGTACGGCGTGAACGCACCACTCGGAGGCGCGAACGAACAGGAGCCGTAGCAGGTGCCGGTGTAGGTCTTCTCGGTGTCGCCAGAGCCGGTGGTTTCGGTGCCGTTGCACCTCCAGTCGGCGGTAATGACGACATCGGTCAGAGAGCCTTCGGTGGGTTTGCAGAGAAGGCGTTCGATGATCCAAGAGATGTTCATGTTAGAAGAGGTCGTTCCAAGTGGTTCCGTTGTAGCACTTCAGCTTGTTGCTGGTGCTGTTGTAGTAGACATCGCCAGCTTCAGCACCGGCAGGATCGGCTGCGAGAGGGACGAAGCGAAGTTGTCCGTTGTTTTTCATCAAAACACGATCAGTTCCGGCTGTTTGAAAAGCAAGCTGACCAAGCGAGCCGGTTGCATACTGAGCATTCAGAACGACCGTGCGATCATCGGCCAAACCGTCGCTACGGGTCGAGATAAGCAAACCACGGCCAGCAGTACCGCTGAACGTCGCTTGGTTCGCGTTGTTCGCACCACGAACATCCAGCTTCGTCGCCGGACTCGTCCCCACCCCCAATCCGGTGCTGTTGAGGGTCATCGCGGTGGAGCTTGCAATGCCGAACCCGAGAGTGTTGTCGGCGGACCGGAAGATCGAGCAATCACCGGTAGGGGCTGAAATGTTAGATCGACCAAGCCACGCATTAGCTGAAATATTACCAGCAACAGTCAGCTTTTCGTTGGAAAGACTTGTGGTTCCGATTGCAACTTTGTCGGTACTGCTTGAAACATACAATGTGCTGGTGTCCACCGTCAGGTCGCCGGTGATGGTGGCGGAGGCGAGGGTGGCGGTGCCGGAACAGCCAAGCACATTGTTGATGCTGATCTTCTTGGTGGTTCCAGAAGCCGCCATCGTCGTGTCGCTGACATCGACGATTGGAAGCACGTCATTCGCGGGATCAGCCGCAGTCAGTGCCGTAAGTGCTGTGATTTTCGTGTCTGGCATATCAGTAGACGGTTAGAATGAACTTACTTGAATCTTCGGTGAGCAGCAGATCAGTGCCCTGCTCGGTTGCAATCCTGTCATAGGTTCCAAGGCTCAGGACAATCTTGCTCGCGTCCTCCAGCAGGACAAAGAAATCGTCCTCTTGCAACAGATCCCGGCGCAGGATCGGAGGATCGATGGGGATTACGTTCCCACCACGAACCGAAACCAATCTGTTTCCGAGAGCAAGTGTCACAGGTCATCAGGACTGGATCACACCATTCGTGGCCCACACCACACCGCTGGAAAGCTGGAAGCTGTTGATCGGAACCTGAAGCACGGACCCAGCAGGCCAGGTAGCGGTCGAGAATGTGCCAACGATGTTGGATCCGCTGATGCTGGAGATCACGGTCGGAGCCAAGAATGTCAGCGCAACGAACGGGCCAGTCTGCATGGCTGTGTCCTGCACGAGTCGGCCACCAGCGACTCCCATCGAATACTGAATGGCTTGGTTTGATACGTCGCTCATATGTCCCAAATTTTGCGGATCTGATTCTTTGTGAAAGTGCTTTCGAAGCGTGACCCCTGACGATCTTCCATGCGGCTGAACCCACGCTTCACATGGTCCTTCAGCTCGGCCTCGCGGGCAAAACCGGTGACCCCAAAGCGGGCCACCGGCTGTCTCTGCCAGCGTTCGCCTTTGATCACAATGGAATCGGTACCCATCGGAGCGATATGCTCGATGGACCGGCCTTTGTTCTCGAAGGTGTAGATCGGCATCTTAGCTCTCCATCTCGCTGTCGTACTCCTCGGCCATCTTCTGCATGCCTTCTTTGTCCATGGGGCCGGCCATCTCTTTCTTGTCCTCCTTGGACTCGTACTCGGCGGGCATGCCGTTGACGCTACGGATCTCGATGTAGGCTTCTCCGTTGTCGAGCTTCTTCAACACACCGCGAACATCATCCAAAAGAACCTCATCACCGACCTCAGGCATGGCCTGTTCGCCATCCTCCATATCGGTGGAGAGAGCCTCGATAGGAATCGAAATCATGGGCGCATTGTTGTCAGCCTCTTCGCATCCGCAAGCGGAATGAGAAGGGGCACCACCGATTGCTCGATGATGCCCCTTTGGGCCGACGGCGATCACCATGATGGTGGCCGTCTTGGGTTTCATTACAGCGTGGTCGAGGTCTTCGTGCGATGCACCAGATACCAGGTCGGGTTGCCGGTGGAACCGGTGTTACCAGCGGCCAGACGCATGGCACCAAAGAAGAGCTTCACGCCGACGGTGACGAGCTGGTTCAGCGGGTCGCTCTTGTCCGGGGTATCGGTGATCACGATCTTCGGGGAGAGCGGATCATCACCGGTCAGATGGGGGATGCCATACGCCTCGTTGCCGAAGAAGAACGAAGCGATGATGTCCTTGGTGGCAGTAAGGCCACCGCCATTCGGACTGGTGGTGTTGATGAACTCATCAGTATCAGTCGCGGAACCCTTGCTGACGAACGAGTTGGTCTGGGTGACGACACGGCAACCGTAGATGGAGCCAACCTCGCCCTTGTAGAACGGGGTACCCTTGTTGCCGTAGTTGGAGGCGTTCAACCAGTCGCTGTCGCGCATCAGGTCGCGGGCCACGCGAGGATCGGTGACGAGGACGTAGCCACCGTTGATCAGCGGAGCGCGATTGCGCTTCAGCCGGGTCATGGAATCGAGGACGGCGGACGCCGTCATCGTGGTGTTCGCGGCAGCGGTGTCGGTATTCAAGCCACCGAAGGTCTGATTTGTCAGCGTGGCCGGGTTGCCGTACACCTTGATGCCACCGGAGCCGGCAGCGGTGTTACAGGCGTCCGAGTTGTCGAACGCGGGGCCAGCCTGTTCGGGACCATTACCCATCGTGGTTCCAGTCACCACAAGGTTAGATCCAATGAGCGTGTTGCGGATCACGGAGTCAACCCAGAGGGCCATGTCCAGACCAGAGGTCTTGGTGGCCTGCTGGAGGGAGTTGAACAGGTCCGTGGCGCGGAGGATGTCGGTGAGGCCGATGACCTGACCGTACTGAGTAAGACCCTTTTCGAGCTTGTTGAGCGCGAGAGCGCGGTAGTTGGCCGAGGCGATGGCCGTACCCTCGGTCAGAGACTGGACACCGCTGATGCTCGGAGGCCCGAATCGAAACATGGCCAATTTCTGGCTCGCACCAGCATAACCCTGATTCTTGGGAATCGGGTTTTTCATGGCGAACTGATCGAGGATCGTCTCCTGCTGAACCAGAGTAAGCAGCTCCCTGCTGAAGTACGTCTGGAACTGGTTGGTGAGTGTAGTTGAGGTCGTGACTGGCATATTGTAGTTGTGGTTGTGCTATCAGGCCGCTTCCCGGTCGAACTCCCTCGACGCTCGCATGAGCGCCTCCCTCTGCTCCTTGAGGGATAACCGCGAGAAATCCTTCTCCTCGGTCTTGAGTTGTCCTGCCGGAATGCTCTTCCCAATGGCGGTCTTCTGCTGGAGCTTTTCCAACTGTTCCTTGAGTGCTTTGTTCTCGCTCTCAAGGGACTGCGATCTGCCGGCGGCATCCTGCAACTTCATCAGTTCAACCGCATGGACAAGTCCATCCGGCATGCCAGCAAGGAACGGCACACGCTGGAGGATCTCAACCGTGCGCTTGTACTCGGCACTCGACTGATCCTTCAACCACGGCTCCTTGTCGGCCAATCGGTTGTAGTTGTCAGCCCACTGCTTCGACATGCGCTCCTGCTGAACCTTCTGCGCCTGCTCGGATGCGGACTTGCGAACCCCCTCGGCCTTGGCTCGCGCAGCCTTGGCCAACTGGGTATCGCCATCGGCATCGAACTCCTTGGCCGCAGCCTCGTAGTCCTCAGCCGTGTAGCCCTTGTCATCCCGATAGGAACCAGCCTCAGCCTTCTGGGATTGCTCCCTCTGCCTCGACCATTCCTCCCGCTCCCGCTTCACCGCCTCGCGCTCAGCCTTGAGGGCCTCCTTCTCGGCGTTGATCTGCTCCCAGGTCTTTGCCTTACGCTGTTGCTCCTGGGCGAACTTGCTCCCGCCATCCGGCTTTTTCGACTTCTGCTCCTGCTTACTCTCGACCTCCTGAGCCTTTCCTTCCTCTTTGCCGGCGGTCACCACTTCAGTGGCTTCCTTCTCGGATGAAGCAGTCTCCTGTTTGGTTTCGGGCTGCTCCGTACTCCGATTGTCAACATCGACACCAGCATCGAAGTCGTTGGCCAGTGCGAGCATCGCATTGGCATCCATCGCTGTGTTCTGAGTTTCGTCTGACATTGTGCTATCACTCGTTTGCTGGCCCGCACAGACCAACAACCGCAACTTTGATCCTATGTGTTCGTGACAGAATCCGGATCAGTATCCTGTCCCGTAATTGATTCCTGGTCGGCCATCACCTCGATGACCTTCACAAGACTGGCCTGACCCATTGCAAACCCAGCCGAGTATTGCAAATGGTTTCGGTCCGTCATCGCAGAAGCGTTCTGCATGAGAACCGTGTTCAACAGGGCGTCCTTGAACTTCTTGCCCACATCAGACCTGAGGAATGCGTTCAATGCCATCGCCTCCTCCTTGCCCCACGGAAGCGGGTCCACCCACTTCTGATGACGACCAAATGTCCAAGCCGCTCGCAGTCGGCCAATCAGGCTGATCATTTCGCGGCCTTCTTCCGACCGGCAGCAGCGCGACGCATGAACTCCGCAGCCCCGAGCTTCTTGCGCCCGATCCAAGCGGCCAGAGCCTTCGGATCATCCGCCCCCTCTTTCTTGAGCTGCGTGGCCAACTTGCTGAACTTCGATTTTTTCTTCATGTGGTTACCAAGCCTTGCACGACCAATGCCTCGGCGTGGTCTTGTCCGTCGCCGTATCACAATTATGCCGCGCCCGGAAATTCTTCCTCCGCCCCGGATCATCCTTCTTGATCTCCATCTTCGGATCACCGAAGCGTACCTTGATGACCGTGCCCTTCGGGTTCCTGACATACACAGCCTTCTTCTTCGCCTCGCCCGGCGTGTAGAACGGCTTGTTCAATGTCACCTTCTTGCCCTGGTACTCAGCCATATCTCATTCTCCAAATAACGGAGATTCCTGTATCTCCTTCAGACTCCCATTGTTCCTCGCCTTCTGGAACTTCACCTTCGGCGCAACACCCTCATCAAGCTGCTGCATCATCGACACCGAGGTAACCACAGGCTCAGGAATCTGAACCTTGATCGGAACCGGCGGCGGCGGAGGAGGAGGAGTAGGATTCATGGCTTGGAACTCGCCGCACCAGTCCATGTCATGGACGGTAGGCCAGCAAGTGGGTCTGCTGCTCGGCGGATACCTCCGACAGGTTCCATCCACAGCACGATAACGACATTGATTACAGGTCATTGAACAGGAGCAGGAGCCGGCATCGGAGCCTGCTGTTGAGGGGCAAGCATCCCCGTACTCTCAAAGAACTTCTGGATCTCTTTCCGCAGCTTCCGAGCCTCATTCGTCGCCACCTGCTCGTAAGCCTGGAGAAGCGAGTCGAGCCGGCTCATGAACGCATTCCGCGCCACAGGGCTCAATTGCTGACCCTGCTGCATCGCACCATTCAGATACTGCATCAACACCCCGATCCGACCCGCATAATTCTGCCCAGGCTTCGCCGGCACAGGCACACCCACGAGCAAGGTCGGGATCGTCTTCGCCTCGTCCTCCAACTCGTCCACCTGCTTCTGCCCAGGATCCCGAAGCAGCCGCTTCACCAAACTCGGATCGTCCAACTCCATGATGCTCTTGTCCAACTCCACCTGATCCACCCAGGGACTGTTCATGAACAACTGCTTCCGATTGATGGCCTGCTGAACCATCATCTGCCGACTCACCATATCCATGCCACCCTTCGGCTCCAACTCGTACTGGTCATGGAGAGCCACCGGATCCGCTTCCAACGAATCCTCCGCAAACCGGTAGCGCAAGCTCTTGCTGTCGTACTGCACATACAACGCCCACGCCTGACGATACAACTTGCCCAACGCCATCCGAAACAGACGCGCCCGCAAATCCCCACTCTGCATCGCCTGCGCATTGATGCTCTGAATCTCCGTCGCCGTGCGCCGATCACTCCCACCACTCATGATCGAGCCCATCGTGTAATCCGGACTCCCAATCCGGTTCTCCGCGACAGCCCGCGTCTGATTCAACTCCTGATCGAAACTCACCGGCGGCTGCGGCATCTGCACCGGAGCCACCCCATAGGGCAAAATCTGTCCCGGCTGGAACCGCAGATTGATGCTGTTCGGCAACTCCCGCTCCGCCCGGAACAACGGACGATTGTAGAGCGTCATCGCATCATGCTTGTGGTTCCACATCGAGGTCATGCTCAGCTCGAACGGAGCCAGAATCTCACACACACCCCTCGGACTAAACCACCCCTTGTCCTTGATCTCATACGGGAAATCCACGAACGGACATTGCCCATGGTCATACGGCAACTCCATCGGATCCCGCAGATCCAGATCAACAGCCGCAGGACTGTAAAGATACACCTCCCACTTCCCAGCATCCGTCTTCCGATACACCTCCCAAACAATCACACCATCCGTATTGCTCGTGTAAGTAATACCCTCACGAAGTTGCTTCGCATCATTCTCAGATGCCGCCCCCGGGATGTTGTCATCCTCCTGCGGGTTCCCACGGATCCGTTGGATCGTCTTCGAATCCGCCTTCCAACGGAACTGGCCAGCCATGCGCTTGTACGCACCCACACTCATCGGCATCACATGCACCGCCCAGTCCGCATCCTGCAAATCCACCGTGTACGCCGGCACCACGAAATACATCGGATCCACCGCCTCAAACCCCACCCGCTTGTCCCCAGGATTCCAGAAACACTTCATCACCCCACGCCCACTCATCAGCGTGTAATCCACCCAACTCAACACCTCATCCACAAAGTTCGTCTTCTCCCGAACCTTGTAGTTGAACCAGTCCTCCGCGACCTTCGTGTACGCATTCAACTGCTGCCTCATCGGGACAAAGCTGGCCACAACATCCATCCCCAACGCCTGCTGCAGGAATAGCGGCTTCAGCTTCTCAATCGCCGTGTCAATCAACGGCCAATGCAGGTCCGCAGCCTTCGGCCACGGCTTGTTCGCCCGCCGAATCCCATGATGCCGCAACTCATACCACCGAGTCTGCCGCAACTCCCAAGGACTCCGCTGCTCGATACTCGTCAGTATCTGCCCCTGCAAATCATTCCGCCCCTTTTCGGTCATCATAAATCCTTCACCCCTTCCTACCCCCCGACCTCACATCCAGCAAGCGCAACCCCCTCCACCTCAAGTGGGCCAATCTCATCCTCCATCCGCTCCAACAGACTCCTCCCATCCTCACCCACTGCCTTCAAATACTCATCCATCCGCTTCCCACCCCCACCACAAAACGCCAGCACCAACGCATCCGCACGATCCGGACTGTTGATCCCCCTCGCCCGGAGTTCGTCTTTTCCTTCGAGGGTCAGCTTCCCCTTCCCATTCGTCCGCACCTTCCGAGTCACCAACTGCTGCAACAGAACCTCGTCATTCCCCACAGGCCCCAAATTCACACGCCCCTCCTCCACCATCCGCCCAAACTCAATCCACATCTCCGCCGACCGATTCACAAACTGATCATCCCGAATCGCCCGCTCCCCAAAATTCACCCGCCTCACATCCCACCCCTCCGCCCGGAGCGCATCACACATCACCACCCCCATCCCACCCACATCCGCATAGATGTCCTCAGCCTTCAACTTCCACTTCCGAAACTCAGCGATGAACCGCCCCACACTCGCCATCGTGTCCTTGTCCCGCCAACGAACCAAACCCTTCACCACGTTCCCCTGCCGTACCACCAACACACTCTCATCACCACCAGCACTAAAGTCGCAGCCAGCAGTCAAACGATGACCATCAGTCTCCTCCTTCGGCGGCGCACTCACACACCTCTGCCAATCCACCGTCCGCACAGCCGTCAAACTCCCGTCATCCTCCATGAACTCCGCATGGATCATCGACCGCACCAACGGATGACCCTCACCCCACCTCGCCACCTGCTCCTCTATCCACTCCTTCCGAATATGCGGACAATCATACGCCGTCACCGTGAACGTCTTCCACTTCCCATCATTCCTCCGAAAGACTTCGTAGAAATACCCAGAGCTGCCACCAGGACTGCTCATCAGCAACACCCGCGTCGGCTGACACCGCTCCATCGACTGAAATATCCCGTCCGGCACAGCCTTCGCCTCATCCACCACATACAACAAATCCCCACTCGGCCCCTGCACATGCCAACCCTCAGCCTTCTCAGGATTACTCGCCGAGAAACCAATACACCGACTCACCAACTCCTGACCATCCACCTTCCTCGGATACACATACCTCACCTCTCCATCCTTGATCGAAAAACCATTCTCCTCACCACCCAACCCATTAATCATCTTCCGCAAATGCGGCCACAACGCATCCGCCACCTGCCGATACACACCAGCCGTACACACCACCAAACTCCCAGGCCACCTCAACATATGCCATATCACCACACTCGCCGCCACCATACTCGTCTTACCAGACCCATTCGCAGCCTTCAACGCCACCTTCGAATGCTTCTCGTTCAACGCACCCAACACAGCCTTCTGCCAACCATACACATCCCGTAGGCCAAGCATCATCTCAGGGAAATTCTCCAGCTTCTGCGCCTCCTCCAACAACTTCCGCTGCTTCCACGCAGGAATATGAGAACCCATCCCCAACGAAGGAGATCGTTTGCGCTTTATCTGCTTGACAGGCATGGAATTGTGGGTGGTTGGAAGAGGGGGGTATCAGGGAACCTCCACCCCCGCCCTGGGGGTCGCCCCCCCCCGTGGTCATTTAGTATTACCGAAAGCCCCTAGTAAGCTACCGCTTATTGACAAATCTTTCCCACCCTTTCCAGTATGTTCCAGTTGTGCTCTAGCAACGTAACCGCGGGTGCGCTCTAATAGCCACGCGGAGCCTTGCCAGCCGGGGCCGCAATTGCGCACTACGGATGTCAGATCGTATTCTCCCCGAGTCTTCGCAGCATCGATTGCTTCCTTCCTATCTGGGTGACGCAAAAGGTATTTAGCGAAGGTCTTTTCGGTCATTCCAGCAAGGTGGCATAGGCGCTCAAACGGGATCCCGAGTGATGCTCCATCGAGTACTCGGGCCCAATCGGGGTCCGCAATCTCCTTTGGAGCGGGGCCGTTTTTTTTGTCTGGGTTGGAGCGACGAATTCCTTTGATTTTCCAACCCTTCCTTTTCCCCGGCTCTTTCGCGACGACTTCACTTGTCCCCACCATCCCTTCACTTTGCCCCACAAAGTTACCCTGGCGACACCCCCAAAAATTTTTGTCGTTTCCCATTGCATCCCTTCGCATCCTGACGCATGATCTCCCCACGCTCCGACGTTCGGAGCATCAAAAAACCATGAATCCCTCCACACTAGACACCCTCCGCATCGCGATCTCCGAGAGCATCGCGAACCGTTCCGTTCCTTCCGTCCGGGTCCCCGACATCGAATCGGCTGTTGCTTGGATCGAGCGAAACTTTGTCGACGTCGATTGGGATCCGTTCCCTGATCGGATCACGATATTCGGTGATGATCCGTCCGTTCCCGTTTCCGATTCCGGCGACGGTTTGGAGTCCCACTTCGTTCTGGAAATCCTTCGCTGAATCCCATGAAACGACTCCAATCCTTAGCCTCCGCCCTCGGCATCCTAGCCTTGGGAATCCTTGTCGTCGCCGCAATCGTCTGGCTCCTCGTGGATGCGATCCTTGGGGGTGTCCAATGAATGGCTTTGTTCTCCACGAAGACTCCGCCCGTGTCATCATCGCAACGGGCTTCGCTTCCCCTTCGGAAAACCGGAAAACGGGCGACATGATCCAGATCTGGATCCTTGTCCGTTCCGTGGACCCCGTCGAGGCTATCAAGCAGGGTTTGGATCGCTTGATTTGCGGAGACTGTCGACACCGGGGCGATGGGCGCGGGGGAGATCGCTCCTGTTATGTCGTGGCGAACCATGCTCCACTTGGAATCTGGAAAGCTTGGCGGGCGGGCGCTTATGCTCCCCTTCCCTTCCTTTCTGTTTTCGCGGGCCGGAAGGTCCGCTTCGGAGCCTACGGCGACCCGACGCACCTTCCCCTTTCCCTAGCCTTGGCCATCGCCGGTGTCGCCTCAGGCTGGACAGGCTACACTCATCAGTGGCGGAAGCCTAGCCTCCAAGGGTGGAAGCAAATCCTCATGGCCAGCGTCGACACCGCGGCGGAACTGGTCATCGCCCGGTCCATGGGATGGAGCACGTTTCGCGTTTCCCCTGATCATGATCATCACACGATCGAAACGCTATGCGCCAGCGATCGGATCGGGACCCCGTGTGCCGATTGCCTAGCGTGCGCGGGATCGCGGGGTGGCCAACGGGCGGTTTTCATTCCTGCCCATGGTTCGGGCCGTCGGCATTTCATCGAATCCGTGGCTTGAATCTTCCGGGGGAGTCCACGGGGGAAACCCCGTGGCTTTCGCCGGGCGATTGACGCCCGATCCAAAGTTATGAACCTACAGAAACAACCCGCTAAACCCGCAACCCGCAATCCCTACCGTATCAGCGCCTTCGAAGTTCTCGAAGGCGAGGGTATCGACCCCGCGAACGAAGACTCTGTTTTCGCCTTTGTCCGCCACGCCTCGTTTGATGCAACCGCCCCCGCTTGCTGTTCGGAGGGATGCATCGTCGAGCCCGACGGGACATGCCCGCACGGGTGCCCCTCCGTTCTGTTGGTTATCGGTCTGATCTAAACCCCGAGCCACGACACTCCATGCAAGCAATCCACACTCGTTATCTTGGCCCCACGAACACCCGAGGTTCCCGCATCAAAGCCTCATGCGAAAGGGGGAGTCTAACGATACCCTATCCGCATGAGCTATCCGGGGACGAAGTCCACCGGGAGGCCGTTCGCCAATTGCTCGAGCGATTTGTGTCCGAAGACTGGAACCAAAGGTCGATCCCTCCGTCCAATAATCCATGGAAACGGGAATTCGTGACGGGATCCCTTCCTGACGGAACCCTTGCCCACATTCTCCTTTGAACCTATGAAAACCCATCACAAATTCAAATCCGAAGACTCCGCAATCGAAGCCTCGATTGCGCTGAACCTTTGGGGATCCCGGCGAAACAAGGGTGCCATCATCGCCTATCGCGACCGTGCAACGGTTTTCCTTCGCCCGGAGTTTACCAGCAAGGATACCCTCCGGGAGTTTGCAAGGCTCATCGAAGGGATTGAATAGTGAAGCCCCTCTTGCGCGTACTAGGATACCTTGGGCTCTGCCTTTTGTGTTTCCTGCTTATGCTGCTTTCGGCCCTAGCCGGAAACGGCCGCCGATAGCCTAGCCTCCGTTTATTCACGGCCCCTTGGGGAATCCCCTTGGGGCCTTTTCTTTGTCTTAGTGGGCCAGTCCATGGCCTTCCTTCCTTCCCCGCTTCCCCTTTCGCCAGGATTCCCCCCATAGGACACTCGATGTCCTATCCCCCAGGGTGTGACACTCGATGTCCTACCCCCTATACCGCATACCTGATTTCGGATTTCGGAATCTCGGAATCGCTTTCCGTGCCGGTGAACATTGGCTGGAACGGCTTTTCTATCGCCCCGCAAGATTCCCTCTTGACGCTGATGGGAGTGGTGCGGTAGGTTGGGTCCATCGCCGCATGGTGCGGTGGGAACAACGAAAGGAATCCTGTGAGTTCGATTGAGATATTGAGCGAGATGGTGCGGTTGCATGATGCTGGCATCAGGCCGCAGGTGGTGCGTGGAATGTGGCGTGAGGAGAAGGAGTGGGAGTTTGCGATTGAGCAGTCCCGGCAGCGTGTGGGTGAGTGGCATGCGCTTATTCGTTCGCTTGAGGATGAAGGAGGTGCCAAGTGAGCGACATGGTGACCACGAGTTTCCAGATGGATTATCGTCTTCTTGTATTACTACAGAAGCGGGCTGAGGAGCTTGGTTTTCGTAGCTGGGGTGCGTATCTGCGTCATGTGGTGGACTATCATGTGATGCTTGTGGAGCCGGATCTGATGGGGGAGGGGGTGGGCCAATGAACCGTGTGCTTGTGGCTTGTGAGTACAGCGGGCGGGTGCGTGATGCGTTCGCGGCGAAGGGCTGGGATGCGTGGAGCTGCGATTTCGAGCCGAGCGACACTCCGGGCCAGCACTACCAGGGTGATGTGCGTGATCTCCTGACCGAGCATTGGGACATGATGATCGCGTTCCCGCCCTGCACCTATCTCTGTTCCAGCGGGATGCATTGGACGACGAGGGGTATGCGAGACCCGAAGCTGACCGAGGACGCGCTCCGGTTCGTCCATTTGTTACTAAATAGCGGCATCCCTCGTATTGCGTTGGAGAATCCGGTGGGTGCTATCAACACACGGATATGCAAGCCATCCCAGATGATACAGCCGTGGCAGTTTGGAGACAATGCGAGCAAGAGAACCTGCTTATGGCTAAAGAACCTTCCGCTTCTGATACCAACCAACGTATTGCAATTACCTGAATCAGGTCGGTGGGCCAATCAAACTCCTAGTGGTCAGAACAAATTGGGTCCGAGTCCCACGCGGTGGAAGGAGCGGAGCAAGACCTATCCCGGCATTGCCCAAGCGATGGCCGATCAGTGGGCCAACCTCCCCTAGGGGGGATCTCGCGGGGGGGGGGCTGACAACCCGCTCATCCGCATCCCCCGGACCCATCCCTCCCGCTCCCCCGAATCCCACCCCCGGAAACCCCATCCGGGGGCTTTTCGTTTCTAGCGCGTCCGGACCCCGGATCGTAAAATGATGCGGACCCACCCCTCCGACGCACTGGCGACCCCTCCCAGCTCCAGCGCGGGGCATTCCCGCTTCCCGACCAAACCCCCGAACCCGCTCGCGGGAGAAGAATTACTTCCAAATAGGGGAGCAGGAGCGACCGAGCGAAGGAGCGACCGAGCGAGTGAGTGGGATAGTTCACTGTGTCGCCCCCCCTTGGGCAGGGTAGCCCAAGGAATGGGGGGGGCGACACTCCCCTATTAAGAGGGGATAGTGGGTGTTGCCCTAGGGGGGGGGAAGTGTCCAAATAGGGGTGCCCCATTGGCCCCTGAGACCCCCCCTAAGGAGACCCCCCTAGTTGGATATGGGCCCGGTAGGCGGCGAGGAGTTTCCGGTGCTTGGTTTCCAGGGTCTCCAGCCTGATCTCCAGCCTCTCGATCCGCTCGGAATCGGTGTACCGTATGGAGCGGTTGTCGGTGCCATGCCATGCCCGGTCGATGCGGTCGAATACAATGATACCTCGTTTCCTCAGCTCATTGAACACACGACTGGCCCGCTCCTTATCACATTGCATCGCGCCCGCTATGTGATTGATAACTTCGCTCTGCTCCGGGTTCTTATCATGCTTGAGCTTTGGCATGTTCCCGAACCTGTCTCTGTATGTCATATCGAGTCCTTCCGCTTCCTATTTACATACGGCTTCTTCTCTTTGAGTTGTGCGCCGGTCATGACCATGGGGTTCCATTGTTCCCATTTGATGCCGGCGGTGCCGTGTTGGAGGTTGAGGCTGGTGGCTGGGAGCCGTGCGCCGCGCTTGCAGAAGGCTAGCTGGAAGCGTCGAGGCTTGGACTGGCCTACTTCATGGAGGACGGCGATCTCGCGGGCCCAGTTGGCGAGTTCTGAGGAGCCGAATCCTGCGTGGGCCAGTTCCATGGTGGTGAGTGGTTCGGCGTTCTCCTTGCGTTGGGGTTTGGAGATGTGGTGCATTGGTTTCGTGGAGGATTGGCTGGAGCTTGTTGCGTAGGAACACGCTGACCTCGCCTTGGTCGGAGAGATCGCCCCCGAAGTAGGAGAAGAGTGGGTCAGCGACGATGACATCGAGTTTGGAGCGATGGATGAAGCGGCGGGCGTAGGCGAGGAAGGAGTCGCTGGTGCGAACGGATTCGGTTCGGAACTCCAGCTGGGCCTGTAACCGTTTCATCTGATCGCCTGTCGTTTCCAGCCCTCTGCATACGCC